ATAGCCAAAGCAGAGGCAGATGATCGCATCGAGGCGACGTTCGGCCCCGAGGCGCGGCCCGCACCCGACCCAATCCAAGTCGCCACCAGGTCGCTGCTCGATGCCTGGATCGAAGCTTTCAAGTTTGCCGCCGAGGCGTTCGAGACGATTGGGCCGCTGCTGCAGTCCCTCGAGGTGGACTCCGAGTGACATCTACGAAACCAACCAACGCCGGCGCGCCGCTCATGGTGTACCCGCGTCTGCGGGTGAAGATGGCCGCGCTGTCGATCGAGGCGTACGTCGTGCTGAACAAGGTGTGGCTGTACTGCCAGGACGCAGGCAACGGCGGCCGGTTCCACGTCGGCGAACTCCCGGCCGCCTGCGATCGCCTCCTCACCCCCGGCAAGCTGCAACGCGCGGTCGCCGAGCTCGAACGGGCCACGATGACACACCAGGACGGCTCCACGTCGCCGCTGTGGCTCACCGTCGAATCCGATCACGTGCTGATGCCCGAGTGGTGGATCGAACTGAACCCCGGCGCTGACGTGTGGCAGGACGACACGCTGCGCTGGCGTCGCCAACGCAACAAGGAACTCCACGCACCCAAGCTCGAGCAGCTGCGCGAGAAGATCCGCAAACGAGACCGGAACCTGTGCCGGTACTGCGGTCGCCGTGTGAAGTGGGGAGCGAACAACGCCCCGCACGGCGCCACCTACGACCACGTCGATCCCGACGAAGGCAACACCCTGAGCAACGTTGTGGTTGCTTGTCGCCAATGCAATGGCCGCAAGAAGGACCGCACCCCGGAGCAGTGGATCGAAGAAGATCCTGCCCAGGGCCTGTCGTTGCTCCCGGCAGGGACCACCGCTGACCAGGTAGCGGCCGTCCGGACTGCGAGGGACGGACCACCCGAAGGTTCATCCCAAGTCGAACCACGGTTCGACCGTGTCGGCCGCTCGCGCGCGAGACCGTCCCGGGTCGAACCCGAGTCGAACCGAGTCGAACCGCACAGGGCTCCTGCTTCGTCGCGCCCGTCGCTAGTTCCTCCGATCGAGTTCGTTCCACCTCCTGATGATTCGCACTACCCGTTCCACGAAGGAGACATTCCGGCATGAGTGATGTTCGTCGGTTGGTTGATCATCTGCGCGACACGGTCGAGGTGGTGATTCGTTCGATGGGCCCGGCGGTGGTGCAGTTGCAGGAGTGGTCGGGTGAGTTCCGTGCGTCGACGTCGGACGCTCCGCCGGATTGTTCGCCGGGTTCGTTGGAGCCGGCGGAGACGCGGGTGCGGTTGACGAAGGTCGAGGCTGACGCGGCGAATCCGGATGAGGCGCGCCGCAAGCTGGTGCGTGCCTACGTCCTGGTCGACGAGCTCGTCCTCGACGCCGAGCGTCTGTCGCGGTCGACCGGTTCGCCATCGATCCCCGCACCCGATCACCGCCTGGCGGCCCGGCTGGCGTTCATCGCCTGGCACGTGAATCGTTGCATCGAGATCTCACCCCCCGGGTCGGAGCTCGGCCGGGTCGAGCACGCCGTCCGTTCAGCGAACGAGCTGGCCGGCATCTGCTCGAGCTATCAGCCCCCGACCGATTCCGATGGTCCACCCGCCGGCGGCTGTGTCGCGCACGCCCGAGCGAACTCGTGGGAGCCGATCGACCCGAGGTATGCCCGTCACCAGTTGTGCCGCAAGTGCGGCGAGTTCAAGCACCTCCACGGTCAGCTCCCACCGCCGGCCCTCGTCAGGTTCGCGATCAAGCAGGGCTGGCCCCATGCGACCGCACCGTCGGCGCTGCGTCGATTCGGTGTCGCACCTCGCCGGTCTGCGGGATGACGATGGTCCGTCCACCTCGCGACGGAGAGCAGGTTGCTGTCGAGTGCTGGTGTCAGGCCGAGGTTGTGTGGGTGCTTGTGGAGGATGTGCGTCGAGGGCAGACCGGACGGTGTCGCCGTGGTCGCCGGTGCTGGCAGGATCGACCGAAGAGCGCGAATGCTTGACACGAATGACACGCGTGTGATTAGCTTCCGACATTCGTTGAGTGGGCCCAGTGTCCCTCCGAATCCCCTGAGCGACGTGGAGCAGTTGGCAGCTCGTCGGGTTCATATCCCGAAGGTCGTGCGTTCGAGTCGCACCGTCGCCACAAGCTGATGGCCGGCCGTAGGAAGCCGTGGCACTCGGGCCGCTATCAGGCTGATGCTGCACTGGTGCGTCGGATGGCGTACCTGAACCCTGGCACTCGGTGCGTCACGTGTCGTCGGACGTTGGCCGAGATCCGTCTGGTTCACTCGACCGTGAAGTGGACCGCCGGTCACCTGAACGACTCCGAGGTCGGCGGCCAGCTCGGCCCCGAGTGCAGTCGCTGCAACTACAGCCGTGGCGCAGCGATGGGCAACCGTCGCCGCCGCACCCGGATCGTTCGCAACCCGTCCTCGAGGGACTGGTGACCGGGAAGGGGAGGGGTACCCCGATCACGGGCACCTCCACCACCCCGCAAGACCCCGGACGCATCTGTCGTCTCTCTCTGACAGGTCGAGGAGGCCCGATGGCACCTCGCAAGACTGCACCGGTGAAGAAGGCTGCTGCGAAGCGTTCTGCGCCCCGCAAGCGCCCGGCTGCATCGAAAAACGTCACGAAGTCGCCACCGGCTCGGCCTCGGAAAGCTCCTGCGAAGCGCGCCGCGAAACCGCCCGCCGATCCTGCGCCGACGGCCGAGGTCGTTCACGAGATCGGCGTGCTGAAGGCCGTGGAGGCGTTCATCGCGTCGTCGGAGATCACCGGTCAAGCCCGGGTGAAAGCCGAGATCGCCCGCAAGCTCGCCACCGCCCTCGACTCCGCTGACCCTCCGACAGCGCCGGCGCTCGCCCGCGAGCTGCAGACCGCCCTGATCGGGATCTTGCCGAGGGACGCGGAGGAACATGACGACTGGACCACGCGACTGGGTGCCGCCGAGGATCGGAACGCCAAGGGATCCTGACTGCGAAACGTACGGCGGCCAGGTCGCCGAGGTCGCTGACCGGCTCGGCACCCCGCTGATGCCATGGCAGCAGCACGTCATGGACGTCGCCTACGAGATCGACCCCGCCACCGGCCGTCTGCGCTACGACGAAGTCGTGTTGACGATCATGCGCCAGTCCGGCAAGACGACGGCTGTGCGTGCGAAGAAGGTGTGGCGGTGCACGGTCGCCTCACACCGGCTCGGTCCGCAGGTCGCGATGTACACCGCGCAGACCCGTGCCGCTGCCCGCAAGAAGCTCGAGCGCGACTTCATCGAGTCGCTCCGAGCCGCTCAGGATCGGGGCTCGTTCCTCGAGATCCGCAACCCGAAAGCCCGACCGACAAAGTCGACTCGGCAGTGGAAGGCGTCGCTCAACAACGGCCAGGAGCATCTGCTGTTCGGCCGCGGGAACTACCTGCAGATCGACGCCCCGAACCGTGAAGCCGGCCACGGTGACACGATCGACGACGCCACGATCGACGAAGCGTTCGCCCACCAGTCCGACGACGTCGAGCAGGCCGCCGTTCCGGCGATGGCGACCCGCAAGGACCGCCAACTCTGGGTGGTGTCCACGGCGGGTGACGAGAAGTCGTACTACTTCTGGCCGAAGGTCCGAGACGGCCGCCGCTCCGTCGAAGCTGGCACCGCATCGAACGTCGCCTACTTCGAGTGGTCGCTTCCACCCGAGGCAGACATCGACGACGAGGACGCCTGGTGGGAGTACATGCCCGCCCTCGGCCGCACCATCGACGTCGAGTTCATCCGCCGAGAGCTCGCCAAGGCCCGCCGCCGAGTCGACGAGAACGGCGAGGACCTGTTCCGCCGTGCCTACTGCAACCAGTGGGTGCGCATCCCGATCCTCGGCGACCTCGAACGCACCCAGATCATCGACCCCGCCACCTGGCAAGAACGTCACACACCAGGCGCAGTACACGTCGGCGACATCGCACTCGGTGTCGACGTCTCCTCAGACGGCGACACCACCGCACTCACCGCCTCCGGACGATGCGCCGACGGCCGAGTACTCGACGAAGTGATCCACTTCGACCCGGGCACGTTCTGGCTCGAGCAACGCCTGTCCGAGCTCGTGCAACGCTACGCACCGGTCGCTATCGCCTACGACGCCGGCGGCCCCGCCCGAGTCATGGCCCCCGAGATCGCCCGAGCCGCCGGCGACACCCCACTCGTGAAGCTGTCCGGCCGTGAATGGTCAGCAGCGTGCGAAGGGTACGTGCTCGCCGTCAACGAGAACCGGGCCTGTCACCTCGACCAGGACTGGCTCAACGGTGCCGTCGAAGGTGCCGGCAAGAAACTCCGAGGCGACGGCTGGCTGTGGGACCGGCTCACCGCCATGTCCGACATCGCACCGCTGGCCGCGGTGACCGCATCACACCGGGCCATCGAAGCCCACGTGCCAGACACGTCGGCCGCCGAGCCATGGTTCGCATTCTCCTGAAAGGGGACCGCCCGATGTCGTCGTTCGTTGAGCGTGCGGTCGCTGAGGCGACCGGCACGAAGCCGTCGCGAATTCTGCTCACGATCCTGGCCGCACCGTTCTACCTGCTCGGTCTGCTGGTCGGCCTGGTCGTGGTGGTCGCGGTGGTGGCGTTCGGTGCGGTGAAGCTGGGTGTCGTCGACGTCCGCCGGCACGCCGAACGAACCCCGCCGGCCATCGTCGATGGTGACAGCTGATGCCGGGTCTGTTGGACCGGATCGCGGGGCAGCGCAAGGCGGCGTTCTCGCAGCCGAATTTCTGGACGTTGCCGGACATGTTCTCGACGGCACCGGTCGGTGCGTCCGAGACGGTGGAGAACAACTTCGCCGAGTACGTCACCAAGCTGTACAAGGCCAACGGCATCGTCGCTGCGTGCATCGGTGCGCGGATGTTGCCGTTCTCCGAGGCCCGGTTCCAGTACCAGGAGGTCATCGACGGCCGCCCTGGTCGTCTCTTCGACGGCCCCGGTCTCGAGATCCTGAAGACACCGTGGACGAACGCGACAACCGGTGACCTGTTGTCACGGATGGAGCAGGAAGGCTCGATCGCCGGGAACTCGTACTGGACGCCCGTGAACGGCCGGCTGCGTCGCCTGCGACCGGACTGGGTGAAGATCCTGTCCGGTGTCGCCGGCGACCCGGAGGCATCACCGTTCGATCTCGACGCCGAGATCCTCGCCTACATCTACCATCCCACCACGACGGTGAACGGGCGGCGCCCCGATCCGGTGGTCCTGACCCCTGACCGGGTGGTGCACTACGCACCGATCCCCGATCCGCTGGCGCAGTGGCGTGGCATGTCGTGGCTGACCCCGATCGTCCGTGAGATCCAGGCCGACACGCACGCCACGAAGCACAAGCTCGCCTACTTCGAGAACGGCACCGCCCTGAACGTCGTCATCAAGTACGACGCAGCGGTGAAGCCCGAGGATCTGCCCCGCTATCAGGCCATCTTCGATCAGGCGCACAAAGGGTCCGGCAAGGCGTACAAGACGCTCCACCTCGGCGGCGGCGCCGACGCCTCCGTGCTCGGCGCTGACCTGAAGTCCATCGACTTCAAAGCCGTGCAGGGTGCCGGAGAGTCCCGCATTGCCGCTGCCGCTGGCGTGGGGGCGATCATTGCTCGTCTGTCGGAGGGGATGCAGGGTTCGTCGCTGAACCAGGGCAACTACGGTGCCGCCAAGCGGCAGTTCGCCGACATGACGCTCCGCCCGTTGTGGCGTTCGGCAGCCGGGTCGCTCGCCAAGATCTCCAGCGTGCCCGGCGGCGCCCGCCTTTGGATCGATGTCCGCGACGTCGAGTTCCTCAAGGAGGACCGCAAAGACGCCGCCGAGATCCTGCAGCTGTCGGCCACCACGATCCGATCATTGGTCGACGCCGGCTACGACCCTGACGCCGTGATCGACGCCGTCGAAGCCGACGACCTGTCCCGGCTCACCGGCAAACACTCCGGCCTCTACAGCGTCCAGCTCCAAGAGCCGGGTGCCGGCGACACCGATTCCGCACGAGCGTTGTCGACGGCCGAGCAGCTACAGAAGCTGTATCTGGCGGTGGGCAAGGTCATCACGGCCGATGAGGCTCGAGCGATCGCCGGTATCGCCGGCGGCTTCACTCCAACAACGGAGAAGCAGATGACGCGTGAGGAGTTCCGTGACGAGCTCGCCGAGCTCAAACTGTCCGGCCTACAGGCTCAGCCGTCAATCACGGTGAACGCCCCACCGATGACGGTGGATGCGCCGCAGATCTTCGTCGACGCCCAGTTGATCGCCGACGCAATCGTGCAACAAGCCGCCCCCACGGTCAACGTGACCGTCCCCGCCGCCGAGGTCACCGTCAACGTCGACCCGACACCTGTGACGGTCGCCCCGGCCGAGGTGACCGTGATCTCAGGTCCCGTGCCCGAAGTGAACGTGACCGTCGAAGCACCCCGCTCCAAGCACCGTGTGCGCCGCGACGCTCAAGGCAACATCATCGAAGTGATCGAGGAGCCCTCCTAATGGCCACCGGAAACATGCTCACCAACCGAGGCAAGCTCCTGCTGATGCAGGGCATCTGGGACGACGCCGGGGCGACAGCGATCCGCATGGGACTCGTCAAGGTACAGCCGGCAGGTGCCGACACCCAGGCCGAGGTGGACGACCTGAACACCGTCAACGATCTCCTCGTCACAGCAGGCGCCACCGAGTGCGACTTCACCAACTACGCCCGCAAGAACCTGTCCCGCTCGAACGCCGCCGAGGACGACACGAACAACCGCGTCAACCTCGACGCCGCCGACGTGGTGTGGACCGCAGCGGGCGGCGCGGCGAACAACACGATCCTCGGTGCGTTCTACTACGACGCCACCACCGACACGAACGACACCACCCGCCTCCTGATCGGCATCGACTGGTTCGCGACCGGCATCTCCACCAACGGCGGCGACTTCACCTACGCGATCGCCGACCTGATCCGGGCGGCCTGACGTGGCGATCACCACCCAGGATGAGCTCGTTGCGGCGCTCGGCACGGCACAACGCCTGATCCAGGTCAAGGCGAACGTCACTGCAGTGTCGGGCCGCATGTGCGCCCTGTGGTCTGGTGCCGGGCAGCCCGGTGCCGGCTCGACGACGCTCGGCCAGTCCGCTGCCGGTGTGGTACCCGTCGATTCCGACACAGGTTTCCAGACGTTCGTCAACCCCGGCGCGGGCAACTCGTATCTGGCCGGGGTGTCAGGCATCTCGGCGGTATCGGGTCTGCTCGTCATCTGGGACAACGTGTGGTGCTGGGGGTCGGGTGGCTCTGGTTGGAACGTGACGACCACCACCGCGCAGGACACGTCGTCGCCTGCGGCGCTGACACGTCCCGATTCGACCGGAGCGGGGACCGAGGCATGGTTCCATGTGCTCGCCACGATGGGTGCCGGCGCCGCGTCGCCGGTGCTGTCGTACACCAACGGTGCTGGCACCTCGGGCCGCACGACGGGCACGCTCGGCTACAACGCCTCGGCGATCATTGGATCCATGTACCCGTTCCCGTTGCAGTCCGATGACACCGGGGTGCGTTCAGTGCAGTCGCTCACGACATCGGTATCGATGAGCTCGGGCACAGCAGCCATTCGCATCATGCGCCGCGTGGCGTCGATCCCAGTGGTCGCGAACGTCGGCTTCAAGTACGACGCCTTCGACCTCGGAATGCCGCTCATCTCCAACGACGCAGCCCTGATGATCGGCAGCCAGGCTGCGTCCACGTCCTCCGGCCCGGTGCAACTGGAACTGATTCTGGCGCAGGGGTAGCGCGGTGGCGACCGGCCAATACCCGAACGGTGGCCGGTTCACCCGCCGCCGTTCACCGCAATCCGCCTCCGGTCAACGACCGGGACAACGACTCTGGCCGCTGACCCCGACGACCCCCGGCGTCGAGCAGTACGGGTCTCAGTCGCAGACCCCCAACCTGATCGCACTCGATTCGTTCTGGGGTGCGATCAGCTCGTTCCCGCAAACCGTCAACGCCCAGCCCGCCATCCTCACCCTGACAGGAGAGGTCGGAACCCCGACACCCGGCCCGATCTCGCAAACGGCACAGCCCGCCACGATGTCACTGGCCGGGGTGGCCGGCACCGGCGACGTGACGGGCGCACCATGCCTCGATGGCGGATTCGCCTCCACGTCCTCGTTCGCTTACGTGCTCGATGGCGGCGACGCCAGCTCCACGCCCGCCGCCATAACGGACGGCGGGAACGCCTTCTCCGAGTTCGACTGCCCAACCGTCGTCTACGCCCAGGCCGCCACGCTCACCCTGTCAGCAGCCGCCGGCACACCCACGGGCGGCCCGGCCAGTCGCGTCGCACAGCCCGCCACGCTGACGCTGACGGGAACTGCCGGCACACCATCCCCCGGTGCGGTCACGTCGACTGCCCAGACAGCCACACTCGACCTGTCCGGCGTCGCCGGCACCACAACCGGCGGGCCCGTCACAGTGACCGCCCAGCCCGCCGCCCTCACACTCGCCGGGATACCAGGCACCGGGTCGACGCTGGAGCCGCAAACGGTCACCGCGCAGCCCGCCACCTTGACCCTCACAGCGATCGCCGGGATCGCATCAACGATCTCGAGCACCCCGCCATCGTCCGGCGGCGGAGGTCGCCGCCATCGGCGCCAACAGACGCCGATCCGGGTCCGTCAGAACGACGACGACGAAGTTCTGCTGCTCATCTCGCTCTGACCCCACCGAAGGAGACGCAACGATGAAGAAGGCGCTGACCGACGTCACGATCAAGAACGCTGACCTCGGCCTGGTCGAGGCAGTGTTCTCACGGTTCGACGTCATCGACCGCGACGGCGACGTCACCCGCAAGGGAGCGTTCAGCGAGGGCGCACCGGTGGTCATCTCTGCGTACGGCCACAAGTCCTGGGAGGGGCAACTCCCCATCGGCAAGGGCACCATCCACGAGCTCGACGACGTCGCCATCCTCAAAGGCCAGTTCTTCATGAACACCACCCACGGCCGCGACGCCTTCGAGACCGTCAAGGAGCTGTCCGAGGACGGGCTGCAGGAGTGGTCCTACAGCCTCCACGACGTCGTCGCGAAGGCCGACACCGTCGAGGGCCGAAAGGTGCGGGTGCTGGAAAAGATCCGGGTCAAGGAAGTGTCTCCGGTGCTGATCGGCGCCGGTATCGACACCGGCACGCTGTCCACCAAGGGCGTCAAGCAGTGGGCGTCAGCCACTCGCCAGGCGCTGCAGGTCGCCGCCAAGGACCGCTGGGCGGACGAGGACGTCTGGGTGTACGTCGACGACTACGACCCCGAAGCGTTGACTGCGATCGTGTCGATCGAGGCCGACACCTACCGGCTGATCCAGGTGTCGTACAGCCTCGACGGCGACACCGTCACCTTCGGCGACGACGAGATCGAAGTGGTCCGCACCGTCGCATACGCCCGCAAGGGCTCCAAGTTCTCCGAGCAGACCGACGCCGCATTGGTCGCCGTCAAGCAGCTCGTCCACATGGCCGCGGAGCGATTGGCGCTCAGGGCCCCGGAAGGCAAACCGGTGACCGAACAACTCGACGCGTACGAGCAGCTCATGAACGAGCTGTCGCCGTTGAAGTCAGCCATCGACGCCACGAACACCCCCACCCCCGATGACGAACTGGCGCGCGAGTTCGCCCGGTTCGTCGCAATCTCCCAAGGAGTCACATCATGAGCACCACTTTCCCCGAACTGAAGGAAGTCAACGGCAAGATCGACGAGCGCCGCAAGCAGCTCAAGGCGATCTTCGACGAGGCCGGCCCCGACATCGACTTCAAGAAGGTCACGTCGCTCGGCGACAGCGTCGACGTCGTCGCCAAGGTCCGCGAGCTGAACACCGAACTCGACGAGCTCGGCACCAAGGCCCGCGACCTCGGCGAAGTCAAGCGCGCCTACGAGCGTTCGCTCGAGACGTCCGAGCACATCGAAGAGGAGCCCCCGGCCCGCAAGGGTTCGGCGTCGTTCGGTGAGGCGTTCGTCAAGTCCGCCGCCTACGGCACCAAGGGCGCCGTCGCCGAACTCGACGTCGAGGTCAAGACCCTGATGACGACCACGGCCGGCTGGGCGCCCGAGACGACCCGCTCCGGTCGAGTCATCGACGAGCAGACCCGCCCGATCCAGGTGACCGACATCATCCCCGTGGAGACGACCGCCCAGTCGGCGTACGTCTACATGGAGGAGACCACGTTCACCAACAACGCCGCAGAAGCCGCCGAAGGCGGCACCTACGGTGAGGCCGCTCTCGCTCTGACCGAGCAGTCCTCGACGGTCCGCAAGGTCGCCGTGTTCCTCCCGGTCACCGATGAGCAGCTCGAGGACGAAGCCGAAGCGCAGTCGTACGTGAACCGTCGTCTGCCGTTCATGCTGCGTCAGCGCCTCGACGGTCAGATCCTGACCGGTGACGGCACCGCCCCGAACCTGCGCGGCGCCAACAACGTCGCCTCAATCCAGACCCAGGCCAAGGGCGCCGACCCTGTGTTCGACGCCATCCTCAAGGCTTCCGTCAAGGTGCGGGTCACCGGCCGGGCGATGCCCGACTACATGGTGATCCACCCCAACGACTGGCAGGACCTGCGTCTCACCCGGACGGTGGACGGCATCTACATCCTCGGGAACCCGAACGAGGCTGGCCCGTCCAGCATCTGGGGTCTCGGGGTCGTGGAGTCCGACGCCCAGACGGAGAACACGGCTCTCGTGGCCGACTTCGCCAACTACTCGCTCCTCGCCGTCAAGCGAGGCATCGAGGTCCAGGTGTCCAACAGCCACTCGACGTACTTCGTCGAGGGCAAGCAGGTCGTGCGCGCCGACCTGCGTGCCGCTCTCGTGTGGTTCCGCCCGCAGGCGATTTGCACCGTCACCGGCATCTGACCGGTTCCGTGGGTCGGTGGAGCGGGGTTCATGCTCCGCTCCACCGACTCGCTCACCCCTGATCATCGAACAGAAGGAGCCAGACATGGCAGTCATCTCAGGTGGCAACATCATCCCCGGGGGCCCTGCGTCGCCACCGCTCGAGAAGGCGGGTGCGTTGGCGTCGAACGACTTCGCCGCCGGCCTCGTCGTGGGTCGCCAGGCCGTCGACACCACCAACGGCAAGCTGTACATCTGTACGGTCACCAACGGCACGACCACGTCGACGTGGGTTGTCGTAGGGGCGCAGACGTGATCTCCCCGGCCCGCATCTGGCGCACCGTCGACGGCGAGCTCGTCCCGAACGAGCACCCCGACGCAGCGTTCCTGGTGGTCGGCGCCGGCTGCGAGGTGCCACCCGCCGACGAGGAAGTGGTCAAGGACTTCCTCGCCGCCAACCCGGAAGCGATCCCGGCCCCCGAGCCCGAGACGGAGCCCGAGCCGGAGCCCGAGACGGAGCCCGAGACGGAGCCCGAGACGGAGCCCGAGACGGAGCCCGAGACGGAGCCCGAGACGGAGCCCGAGCCGGAGCCCGAGACGGAGCCCGAGACGGAGCCCGAGACGGAGCCCGACGACGAGCCGGAGCCGGAGACGGAGACGGTCGAACCGAAGAAGCGGGCTGGCCGTCACGCATCCAAGCCGGAGGAGTGAGTCATGGCGACGTCGACATTCACCCGTGAAGGGGTGCAGCGCATCCTGGTCGGGTCGATGTCGGCGCTCGCCCGGCTCACACTGAAAGACCAGGACGGCACCCGTGTCGCCGCCGCAGGCACACTGACAGCCAACCTCCAACGCGCCGATGGCACCGTGCTGGCAACCGGCCGGGCAACCGCCCCCGGCGTCGGCACAGGCGCCTACACGGTCACATTGACCGCAGCGGAGTGCGCGACGCTCGACATCATCCAGGTCACCTGGATCGACGGGACCACACCCCGTGCGACGACGTTCCATCGCATCGTCGGCGGCTTCCTGTTCGGCATCGACGACCTGGCGGCAGCCTCCGGGATGTCCGGTGTCGCCACCACCGACCTGCTGCGTGCACGTGACTGGATCACTGACGTCATCGAGGAGAACACCGGCACCGCCTGGTGCCCAACCTACGACGTCGAGCAGTTCATCGGTGACGGCTGCGTCCACGTTCTCGACGTCCGCCCGATCCGAGCGGTCCGGTCGTTGACCGTTGACGACGTCGCCCAGGTCGTCGCCGACGTGGACGTCGACGAGGCGTCAGGGGTCATCTCCGGCGTCGGAATGACCGGCCGGTGCGTGATCGGCTACGAACACGGCTACGACGCTCCACCGGCAGATCTTCGTGACGCAGCGTTCGAGGGTGCCCGGGACCGGATCCTGCGTTCCTCTTCGGGACTCTCGGACCGGATCCGGTCGGTCACGAACGATCTGGGTGTCACCCAACAGTTCTCGTATCCCGGGCCGGGTCATCCGACCGGAATCGATTCGGTCGACGCCGCCATCAGGGCGCATGATCGCCGCCTGGTCGGGATGGCCTGATGGACACACCCACCTTCGTCGTGCTGAAACGGTGGGCCGACCATCTCGCCGGACTCATGCCCGCCTCGATCGTGCCGACGACGGGCCATCCGGTCGTGCCGGTGTACTACTCGAACCCGGGTGACCGGGTGCTCGGCCCGGACTGTGTCTGGTTCGATCGGATCAACGATGACTACGACGTCATCCCGTTGAAAGCCGGCCGCCGCCGGCGGCTGATCACCACCACGTTCCAGGTCGTGATCGAAGTGTTCCTCGAGGGTCCGTCGGCAGCGAACGATGCCTCGTCGTTGCAGTACGACTGCGACGTCCAGGCTGCTGCGATTCGTCAGGTCATCGACGAGGACATCGCCGACGAAGAGCACCTGCAGTGCCCTGATCTGATCGACGTCGCCAAGCTCGTCAGGGGCCGCGCCGAGCGTGGCCTGACGGCGACCGGTGCCGGCACCCGCGTCGTGCTCGACGTGTCGTTCGACTCCCGCATTCTCTGACCATCTCACACAGGAGACCCTCATGCAGATCACCTATGTCGGCCCGTTCGACGCGGTCGAGCTCGTCGACGGCACCATCGCCAAGCACGGCGAAACGATCTCGGTGTCCGCCGAGGTCGCCGGTCGTCCCGCCGATCCTCGACTGACCGACGCGTTGGCCGCGTTGTCGGCGGCGATCGAAGCGATCGATCACGCCGGAGCAGCGTCGCTGCGCGCGGAGATCGGCGGCCTCGATCACGGGTCCGGTCTGCTCGCACAACCCTCGAACTGGGTTCCGGCAGAAACGAAGGCAGCAGCCAAGAAGGATGAGGTGACGTCATGACCACGATGAACGCCCAACTCGGGGTCGTCGACGAATCGACGTACGGGACCCCGGTGACCGTGACCCGGTTCTTCGAGTTCAACTCGATGGACTTCGACCCGCAGCACGGCCGCACCGAGTCCAAGGGGCTCCGGGTCGGTACCCGGACGCAACGCTCGGATCGGTTCGAGCCGTACACGCTCGGCGCGAAGTGCCCGGTCGAGCTCGACGTGCCGACGAAGGGTTTCGGTTTCTGGCTGAAGCACATGCTCGGCACGGTCGGTACCACCGGCCCGACCGACGTCAACTACGTCCACACCGGCTCCGAGGGATCCCTCACCGGTGATTTCTTCACGATGCAGGGCAACTTCCCGTTCCATCCGTCCGGGACGAACCAGCCGATCACGATGCACGGCTGCAAGATCGAGAAGTGGGAACTGGGCTGCGACGCCGAAGGCGTCCTGGTCGCCAAGCTCGACATCGACGCCGAGGACTACGACACCTCCACCGCACTTGCGACAGCGTCGTATCCGACCGACTACCGGATCTTCTCGTGGGCGGCCGGGGCCGTGTCGATCGGCGGTTCGTCGGTGGAGGCGTACAACTTCAAGGTGTCGTGCGACAACAACCTCGACACTGACCGCCGGTACCTGCGTGCCAGTCCATTGAAGAAGGAACCGATCGAGAACGGGATGCGCACCTACGAATGGTCGTGCACCGTCGACTTCGTCAACCTCACCCAGTTCGACCTGTTCCGCTCAGCGACCCGCGCCGGTGCGCTCGCAGCAATCTCGGCGACGTTCGACGGCCCGGTCGCCCATGGCGGCACGACACTGCCGAGGATGACGGTGACGATCCCTGCCGCTCGCATCGATGACCCGGGCGGCCCGTCGATCTCCGGTCCTGAAGGGTTGAAGCTGGACCTGTCCGGCATCGCCATGTACGACGGATCCGCCAGCCCGGTCTCGTTGGCGTACAGGACCACCGACGCCACGCCCTGATGGCCCGCCCGAAGAAAGCGGGCGTCGTCGCCGTCCAAGGTCTCGACGATCTGCGCCGCGAGCTCCGCAAGCTCGCCGATGCCGGCCTCACCGATCAGCTCAAGGACGCCAACAAGGCGGTCGCCGACTTGGTCGTGGCCGGCGCCCAGTCGGCTGCATCCACCCGGATGGAACGACGGGCCGCCAGTTCGCTTCGCTCTTCGCGGCAGGCGGCCCGAGCGCAGGTGGTTGGAGGTTCTGCGAAGGTGCCGTTCTTCGGTGGCGCCGAGTTCGGATCGCTCCGCTACAGGCAGTTCCGGCCGTGGACCGGGTCGAACTCACAGTCCGGGTACTTCCTGTACCCGACGATCCGAGACCTGTCAGACGACATCGTCGAGCTGTACGGCGACGAGATCGAGAAGATCGCAGGCAAAGCGTTTCCAGACAAGGGGATCATCTGAATGGGTACAGGTCGAGAACGATCAGGTGTGCAGTCCGCTGCCACACCGGTGGTGGTGTTGAACGTCAACGGCCAACCGGTGACGGTCGATCAGCGCACGTTGACGATGTCGGAACGCCAGGCCGTGAAGTCGGTGCTCGCCAAGCTCGACTACGAGTCCGACGACCTCGACGCCTTGTGCGCCACGATCTGGGTCGTGATGCGCCGCACCGATCCGGCCCTCACGTTCGCTGAGGTGTGCGACGCCATCACACTCGAGTCCCTGTCCGAGGCGACCAGCGAGGACGACTCGAGCCCGGAAGAGTGAGGCGGGCGCTGCTGAAGCAGTGGCCCGCCTTGTCCCGGTTCTACAGGCTGTTCCCGTGGGACGTCGACCGGCTCACCGTCGACGAGCTCCGCGAGTACGTCGACCAATACGCCGACTATCAGCGTGAACTGAAGAAGCAGAATCAACGCGCCGCACGGAGGTGACCGAACATGGCTCGCTCCCGCACACTGGCCGTCGAGATCGTCGGCGACGCCAAAGGTCTCTCCGGCGCATTCAACGACGCCGAGAAGCAGGCATCCGGGTTCGGCACCAAGATCACCAAGGGCGCCGGCATCGCAGCGGTCGGCATCGCGTCGATGGGCACCGCAGCGATCGCTGCCGGTGTCATCTTCGGTCCGAAGGTGCTCGAGATGGGCGCATCGATCGAGGCGCTCGGTGTCAAGTCCGCCACCGTGTTCGAAGGCTCCATCGGTGACGTCCAGGATTGGGCGGCTCAGAACGCCAAGTCGATGGGACTCACCGAGTCTGCGCTCGTCGGTGCAGCCGCCGGGTTCGGTGACCTCCTCAAGCCGATGGGGTTCACCGCCGACCAAGCCGCCCAGATGTCGACCGAGGCACTCGACCTCTCCGGGGCCCTGTCGGCATGGACGGGCGGCACTCGCTCGGCGGCGGAGGTGTCCGAGATCCTCGCCAAGGCGATGCTCGGCGAACGCGACGGCCTCAAGGAGCTCGGCATCTCCATCTCCGAAGCCGACGTCCAAGCGCGGCTGGCGAAGAACGGTCAGGAGGGGCTGACCGGTGCAGCGTTGGAGCAGGCCAAGGCGCTTGCCACACAGCAGCTCATCCAGGAGAAGTCGACCGACGCCCAGAAGGCGTGGAACGACGGGTCGATGGATGGCATCAAGGCCCAGAACGAGATGAAGGCGTCGATGTCGACGCTCACCGAGTCGCTCGTAACGACGCTGTATCCGGCGTTCCAGGCGATCGTCCCGGTGATCACCGACGTTGTCACATGGCTCGGCACGAACCTGCCGATCGCGATGGCCGTCGTGAAGGACTGGGTCGACGCGAACTGGCCGAAGATCCGGGACAAGATTGTCGAGGTCCTCGACTTCATTACCGCCTACGTGGGCGGGTTCGTTGAGACGGTCCAGTCGTTGTGGGCGATGTTCGGTGAACGCATCATGACCGTCGTCACCAACGCCTTCGACTTCATCAGGACGCAGGTCGAGTCAGTGCTCAAGGTGGTGCGCGGCATCATCGACGTCGTCATGGGCCTGATCCGTGGCGACTGGGGCCAGGCGTGGGAAGGCATCAAACAGATCCTCGCCGGCGTGTGGGACGCCATCGGCAACATCGTCAAGTACGCGCTCCGCACCATCGGGCTCCTCCTCGACATGGCATGGGAGAACATCAAGTCGGTGGCGAAGGCGGCGTGGGACGCGGTCGCCGGCGCCATCTCTGACGGCATCAACAACGCCAAGAACTTCGTCAAGGCGGGCATCGACGCGATCGTCGAGTTCGTCACAGGTCTGCCCGGCCGAGTCGCCTCGGCGGTGTCCGATGCGTTCCTCGCGATCCCGCGGGCGTTCAAGGCAGCGATCAATGGCATCATCGACGCCTGGAACAACCTGTCGTTCCGGATCAAGGGCGGCCCCTGGGATCCGCTCGGAAGGTTCGGACCGGAGATTCCGGCCGTCAACTTCGGGTTCGACACCCCGAACCTTCCACGCCTCCACTCCGGAGGCACCGCCGGTGGCGCCTCGTTCGCCGGTCTTGCCGACGACGAGGTGGCCGCGATCTTGCAGCGCGGTGAGACCATCCTCACCCCCGGTCAGACAGCGGCGGTGGCGCGTGCGTCGACCGGCAACACGTACATCGTGAACGTGTCGGCCCCACCGAATGTGGACATGGTCGCGTTGGGTCGGGTGGTGGTTGAGGCGGTCGGACAGTTCGAGCAGGTGTCCGGTGCAGCCTGGCGTGGTGCGGCGTGAGTTTGCTGGACACACAGGTTCTGTGGTTCGCGAATCTGCCACCGGAGTACATCCTCGACGAGAACGGTGATGTCATCCTCGACGAGTTCGGCGAACCGCTCGTCGATGAGTCCGGCGGCCAGGAGTGGGTGCTTGACGGGTCGCAGCTCAACGAGCTCGACACCGGCGGATACCTCGACGGTGACGTCGCCGTCGATCTGTCCGAGTTCGTGGCGCCGGCCGGGGTGTCGATCAGCAGAGGCCGCAACGACCAGTTCGCCGACGTCTCGACGGGCTCAGCGACGATCGTGTTCCAGGACATCGATCGCCGGTTCGATTCGACATTCTGGGCAGGCCCGTATCACGGCCAGCTCGTGCCGGGCAAGAAGGTGCAGATCATCACCAACGGTGTGATCCGCATGGAGGGCACCGTCCGGTCGTGGAGGCACAGCTACCGGGCGAACGCCCCGTCGATCGTGACACTGACGATCGAGGACGCACTCGCCAAGCTGGGCCGCCGCAAGTTCACACAGTGGACCACCACCCCACAGCAGCCCCGGGCACGGATCATGGACGTGCTGATGCGCAACGAGGTCGCCTACACCGGACCGGTCGCCATTGACGAGGGCGTGTTCACGTTGCAGGCCGACAACGTCTCGTACGGATCGTCGGTCCTCAACTACCTCCAGCTGATCGCCCGTTCCGACCGAGGCCGCATCTTCGCGTCACGAGACAACACCCTGACGTTCCGGGACCGGTTGACGTCCACCGGCTCGACCAATGCTGTGCTGTTCTCCGACGACGGCTCCGGGGTCGACATCGAGGCCCTTCAGCGATCAGACGACGCCCGAACCCTGTACACGAGAGTGACGGTCGATCGTGAAGGCGGGATCGCTCAGACCGCAGTGAATGCCCAGGCCGAGATCGATTACGACGGCGCCCGTTCCTTCGACCTGTCTGGGTTGCTGTTGAGCTCCGACACCGATTCCGAGTCGCTCGCCAACTATCTCGTCGGGACGCTCTCAGTTCCCGAGCAGCGCATCGAGTCAATCACTGTCAAGGTCCCCACCGTCGGCTTCTCGACGCTGGACGGCGGTACGGCGTCCACGACCATGTTCGACGACGACAGCGTTGACGGCGGTGACGCCAGCTCCACTGGACCCTCGACAATCGACGGCGGGTCCGCCGCCTCGATCGGCCTGCTTGACGATCTGCTCGCCCTGGATCTGGCGGACGTCGTTCAGGTGAGGTGGACGCCGCTCGGCATCGGCGGCGAGCTCGACGTGGTCGCGGTGATCGAGTCGATGAACGAAACGATCACACCGTTCGATCACGAGATCACGTTCGGGCTTTCGACGGTCGCCAACCGGTCCCCCTGGACGCTCGAGGACGAACTCCTCGGCGCCCTCGACGGCGTCGCCGTCCTGTCGTTCTAACCCCGGAGGTCCATCATGGCGTTTCCCGTACCGGCGTTCTTTCCCGGCGACAAACCGACCGCAGCCCAGATGAACCTGCTCGGCCAGCTCGAGGTGCAGACGTTCACTGCGTCGGGCACGTGGACGAAACCGGACGGCGCCGTCATGGTTGCTGTGCTCGCTATCGGCGGTGGTGGCGGCGGCGGCTCGGGTCGTCGCGGTGCTGCCGGCACAGATCGTGGCGGCGCAGCCGGTGGTGGCGGCGGCGGTTCGGTCGTCACGGTCATCCCAGCATCGGCGCTCGGTGCCACCGTGGCCGTGACCCGCGGGGCGGGTGGCGCCGGCGGTGCGGCCGTTGGATCGGACTCCACGAACGGTGCGGTCGGTACCGCTGGCGGTGCATCCACCTTCGGGTCCGAAGTAACTGCTGCAGGCGGCGCCGGTGGTGCCGGTGGAACCGATGCGAACTTCGCGAATGGTGGAGCGAGCGGCAACGGCTGGTTCAACGACCCGGCCGCGCAGATCAACGGCCGTCTCGGAAGTGGCGGCAGCTGCTACACGGTGCTCACTACATCATTCGCGGGCGGCTCGTCGATGGACGGCGGAGGCGGCGGCGGAGCGGGTGGCTGCGTGAGCGACACCAACGTGAACGTCAACGGCGCCGCAGGCGGCGCTGGCGCAGGCGGCGCAGCAGGCACAGGAGCAACTGCTGGCACGACCGCGGCAGGCGCCGGCGGCAACGCTCTCAGCTCGACTGCGCTCGGCGGCGGCGGCGGTGGCGGCGGAGCGGGCGGAGCGGGTGGCAACGCACAGAAGGACGGAGCCGCTGGCGGCATCTATGGCGGCGGTGGCGGCGGCGGCGCTGGCGTGTCGAACGGCGGCACTTCGGGTGCGGGTGGCGCCGGCGCGAACGGCATCGTCATCGTGATGACCTGGAAGTAGCCGATGTCCGACACATACCGGTTCGGGTACGGCACGCTCCGCCTCACCGTCGAGCAGCTCGAGCAGCGCCGCACCTGGAACCGTCTGCACCCGGAGATCCGCCGGCGCCTGATCCGCATGTTCGACATCGCCCGGGACGAAGGCCACGATCTCGGCATCGGCGAGGGTGCCCGTGATCCGGTGCAGCAGGAGGCAGAGTTCTTCCGCCGACACATTCCGGTCAACACGGGTGGCTGCTGCTCCTACCAGGGCAAGCGGTGGGCGCTGAAAGCGGGCATGGCGCCGATCGCCCCTCCGGGGAACTCGAACCACGAGGACGGCATTCTCGACGGCTACGCGCTGGCAGCGGATCTGGTCGGCTGGGAGGACCACTGGTTCGACGCCAACTGCGAACGGTTCGGCCTGAAGAACTTCGGCGGAGCGATCGGACCGGGCGTGAACGGCGAGGAATGGCACGCCCAGCCCGTCGAGTTCGCCAACTCCCGATCCGCCATCAATGCCCAGGTCGCAACCGGCCTCACCCTGACGGCGATCTCGTTGCCGGGTGACCCGCTCACCTCGCCCTCACCCGACCCTGACCCCGATCCCGTCCCGCCCCTCATCCTGCAGGAGATACCCCCGATGCTGTTCATCGCCAAGCCGACATTCCCAGGTGCGACCGCATCGGATCCGTGGATCGTGTACTACGAGAACCCGGGGGCGGCTCCACGCGCCGAGCGTGCCACGAACGCACACGTCAGGGCGGCGCCGGTCCTCAATGTTCCAATCGTCGAGCAAGACTCGCAGGAGCAGTACCTCGACGCCCGCCAGCGATACGGCATCTGACCCGACCATGAAGGAATTCTTCATCGCGGCGGCCGGGTTCATCGTTGCGCTCGGAGCGGTGTCGGCGGCTCTCGGGATCATCGCCAAGTCACCACTGCTGGGCAAACCATTGCGGTGGTTGTGGCAGACCAACGTCTCACACCCGATCTCGGCGTGGCACCGCACAATCACCGGTGAGGTCGTCGACCAACGCATCGAACACCTGATGCACCACCGCAACGGTGGCTCATCCCTGCTCGATCTGGCCGAATCGGTGAAAGACGTCAAGCACACCGTCGGCCAACTGCTCGAGCACGACGCCGAGCGAGACACCGCCGGCAAACGCTACGGACCGCACCCGGACCTGGAGTCCGACCACACCGAAGGAGACCATCTCGCATGACCACCCGATTCGTCCGTGAAACCCTCGAACGAGCCCTCAAGTCCGCCGCGCAGGCCGCCATCTTGGTGATCGGCGCCGACCGCCTCGACGCGTTCTCCACCGACTGGACCACCGTCGCCGGCTTCGCCGTCGGCGGGTTTGTGCTGAGCGTGCTGACGTCGCTCGCGTCGAAGCCGCTCGGCCCTGACGACGGCTCCCCGAGCGTCGTCTGACAACCCGCTACGACCGCGCTCGAGAGGAGGGCTGATGCCGAAGATCTCACAGTACGACGAGGACTCAGACCCTCAACCTCTGGACTATGTCCCGTTCATCGACTCCGAATCGGGTCTGAACAAGCGGTTGACGTTCAACGCGTTGGGCACATTGATCGGCCCCGGTGACGTCGACGCCAAGATCGAGGCCCGGTTGAGGGCCACCAGTGGGGTGGACAACTCGTTCCCGCTGGTCGTGTCGGCCGCTGGCTCGACCGTGACGATGGATCTGTCCCAGTATCGGGTGTTGGTGGTGTCGTCCACCACCGCTCCGTTCGTGGTGTCACCGTCGAACCTGGAACGGTCGCGGGCCTGCACGGTGCGGCTCTTCCTCACGTTGTCGAACGCCGCTCACGACCCGACCTTGTTCTTCGATGTGTGGGACGGCTCGACGCCGACGCCGTCGTCGTGGGCAACAGCGAAGGTGCATGTCGTCGAGGGGCATTGGATGCCGGTGGTCGGGCTGTGGATGGGTCGATACATCGGTGCCTACGATCCGCTGCCTGAATCGCCGACTCCGATCACGAAGCCGACGATCACCGTCAAGTACTCGGCCTCCACCACCCTGTCGTCACCGACGACGCTGGCGTCAGCGACGGTCGCCGGTGACATGGAACTGTTCCTTGATCCCGGCTCTCCGCTCATCACCCGTGCTGAATGGTTCGTCGACCCGGTCGATGCCGGCGCTCTACCCGCAGACGCCACCAGTTCGTCGGCGTTCGTGGGCGGGTCGACCGTAGCCCCGTTCCGAATGATCGGCGACGGTCTGTGGTCGACACTGACCGACCCGACTGGCAACAACCGGTCGGGGTTCAGTGCTGACGGAGCGCATCAGGCGGCGGTCAGGCTGTTCTGGATCGATGGCACGTCGACCGTGGTGACGTCCAGTTTCACGATCGACAACAACGTTGCGACCCCGACACCCCCAGCTGCTCCGACGATCGTGTCAGTGACAGCTCCCGCGGACTCGCAGCTCCTGGTGGACTGGAACCCGGTCGACGGAGCTCTCGGTTACGACATCTTCTGGTCGACCACGAACCCACCGCCGGCCGACACGATCCCGGCCACAGTGACCGGCACCGTTGGCGGCGGCGTGGGCACACCGACGACCAACCTGGACACCGAGATCCATGTCCTGGTGTCCTCGGCGACACCGACGACGACGATCACACTGAACGCCGGCACCCAACGCTTCATGGTCGTGTCGTGCGTCTACCACTCGTTGTCTGAGATGACCGGCATGTCGGTCGGCGGCGTTGCTGCAACACCGGTCGCGACGGGCTGCGTGTACGACAGCGTGACTGACCGTGGCGCATGGGTCGGCTACATCCTCGAAGCGAACCTCCCGTCCGACGGATCGAAGACTGTCGCCGTGACGTGGGCGTCTGCCCCGACCGGGACGCCTCAAGTGCACTTCCACGTCTGGTCGTTGGAAGGAATCGGGTCGCCTTCCGGGTTCGTGGCCGACTCCGGGTTCGAGTACGTCGACGACGCCACGATCACCTTCGATCTTCCTGGTGTCGGAGCGAACGCTGCAGTGTTCACAGCGTGCCATCAGCAGGCCATCACTGGTGCATCACAAACCTGCAACCTCGCACAGGACGCCACTTCGACGGAAACGTCAGGGTCGCTCGGCCGGTCCATCTCCGAGTACGACCTGGACAACGGCGCGTCGGGCGCAAAGGCCATCGTCTGGACCTCGCCGATCGTGCTGCCGAACCGTCACGTCGGATATGCGTTGGCGTTCACCTACACCCCGACCACGTCCGGTGGCGGCACCACCGGGGACGCCCCGACGCAGTACACAATTACCGGGTTGGCGAGCAACACCACATACCGGATCCAGGTCGCGGCGTTCAACGCGAACGGCCAACGTGGGTCACGGTCTTCGGTGTCGTCCGGCCTGACGAACACTGTCGGCGGCGTCACACCAGGGCCAACCACAGGCCGCCCACTGAACCACGGCCTGAACCGCCAGTTCACGCTGATGAGCGCGTTCGGTGGCGCCGGAGTCAACAACTCCACCTTCTCGATCCCGAGGCCGTTCTACGGCCGATACTCTGCCCGCTGGGATCTGTCGTGGCTGGACGGCTGGGTGAAGGACTTCGCTCTGGCGTCCGCCGCCAGCAGCTGGACCACTGCGGTCACCAACCGGCGTCTGCACCCCGACTACGGCACCGGCGGCCCTCGAGCAGTGTTCAAACTGTCGATGTGTCCGATCTGGCGCACCAACAGCAGCGGTCAACGCAGCCCGTACTTCGATGTGATCGGCAGCCAGGAGTCGGTGGACACCTGCCTCGCGATGGCGTCGGTGCTCGGCGGCGACTACGACACCCGCCTCCAAGGGTACGCGCGCAACATCCGTGACTTCCGAGGCAACGGTTACAGCGACTGGGTGGACCGGGTCGTCACCCTCCTCGGGTTGGAAGGCAACGGCAACTGGACCGACGAGTACTCGGGCTACGACACGTACCTGATTGGGAACCCGACGTTGGCGAACTTCTCGAACGCCACCTACGGGTCCACGGTCGGCGCGATCGTCCGATCGGTGGCGGTAGCCGGCAACCGTGGTCTGCTCACCAAGGCGGTGTACGAGCACGTCGTGAACGTGTGCCGCAACGTGTCGGGCTGCGCCAACATGTCGTTCGGTACCGCGTATGCGGCGGTGTGGAACATCCAGAACGGTGCGTCGGGGACGCCCGGCTCGAACGACATCAACTTCACTGGCATCCCCGACCCGTTGTATTTCGACACGTACGGCTTCAACGCGTACTTCCGGGGCAACGGCCGGTTCGTGTACACCGGCAGCGGCAACCCGTTGACCGACACCAACACCGCCAACTGGTCGTCACCCACACAGGACGTGTTGCAGTCCGTCTACGACAACATCTGTGTGCCACGCAACCGCTCGATCTGCGTCCCCGAGCTCGGCATCTCGATGCAACGCACCGACTCGACGTCGGTGTTCTCCGGGGCCAACTCGGACCCGTCCGCCAGGATCGCCGCGAAGTGGATGATGGAGGACTTCCTCCCGACCGTTGACCTGGCGTTCGCCCAATGGTGGGCGCTATCTGACGGCGACCCCGGCAACTATGCGGGCGAGTCTCACGACCCGTTGAAGCACCAGTCGGCGTACGGACGGTATGTGGCCTACCTGGCGAGCATCTTCCCGTTCACAGTGTGATGACCAACAAAAGGATGTGACGCCTGATGGCCCAGCAGATAAAACTTCGCGGCGACACCGACGCCAACTGGACGTCCGTCAACCCGGTGCTGGCTGACCGTGAACCGGGGTACGACGTCACCAACGGTGTGCTGAAGATCGGCGATGGGGTATCGGCGTGGACATCGCTGACGGGGATCTCTCTGGCGGGCGCGGTGATGAACTCCGACACGTCGACCGCCGACATGCTGTTCGTCATCGACGAAGATGACATGACGACCAACTCGTCCACGAAGATCCCCACCCAGCAGTCGGTGAAGGCGTACGTGGACGCTTCAGTCACGGCCGGGTCCCCCGTCGTGGCGATCGCCACCTACTCATCCGGATGGCCGTCGCGTCCGACCGCTGACATCGTGTTCTGGGTGTCCGAGGATCCGCTCGCCACCACGCCAGGTGCGGCAACCGGTGACGACGTCGTTGTTCTGCCGGCGCAGGTCACCACCCCGGCTGCGGTGTCGAACTCGACCACGGCGTACACGCTCGACGATGACGATGACGGCACGACAAGCATCCACACGAACGCCAGCCTGGTCACGGTCACCGTCCCCACCGACGGCGCCGATGATCTCCGTAACGGGTTCCGTCATCGCATCTTCGCTGCCGGCGCTGCCGGCGTGCAGCTCGGGGTGTCCGGCATCACGCTGCTCGGTGCGTCTCCGTTCACCAAGATCGCTCAGAACGGCTACATGGACCTCGAGAAGACGGCGTCGGCGAACACGTGGCTGGTGATGGGTGCCACGTTGGCGGGTGCGGCCGGGTTCGGTGGGGACACCTACACGTACGAAGAGGGCACGAACGGCGTCGACATCGGCACCGGCACCGGTGTCACAGCGGTCACGGCCAGCGCGCCAAAGTACTCGACGGCCGCGGCGTTCCACGGCTCGCTCGGCTACAACTGCATTGGGCAGCAGGCCCTGTTCTACGCCGCGCCAGCCGACGACTTCTCCGGATCGGTGTACGTCGAGCCGCACGTCAACGGTGCGTCGTCGTCCAACAGGATCATCACGTTGCAGACCGCGGCGGACGCCGAGATCTGCGCCCTGCGTCTGCACAGCACGGCCGGCGTGATCTCGCTGGTGAACTCGGCGAACACGATCGCGGTGTCCGCCACCACCACCTGGGCAGTGAACGATCTCTTCCGGTTCGATTGGCAGGCCGACTACAACGACGGAGCCGACACGCTCGCCCTCTCGGTGCGCATCTTCAAGGGCGCCAACGTCGAAGGCACCACACCAGACGAGACGATCTCCAACACGTTCACGTCTGTGACCGCTCCGTGCACGAAGGTCCGGGTCGGTAACTACAACACGGGCACCTGGGACTTCTACTTCGACACACTGCGCCTCAACGACGCCCTGGAATGGATTGGTCCGCTGTGACGAGAGTGAGCAAAGGCGGATGGCGCAAAGCCCTCCCAGCAGTCGAGGTCACACCCCGCGACGTCATCCAATGGCCGTACCAGTCGTACCACTACTGGAACATGCCCCTCGGCGCCGACGCCGACCTCCAGCCGTGCGGGATGACAGCCCCGGCCATCTTCCGTGCCGAGCGAGACCTTCTGTTCATCGACCCCTCGGCACCCGAGCAGACGATCTACGCCCACACCGGCGGATGGAACACCACCCCGCGCTGCGACCAGACGACCGGCACCCCTCTCGCCAACCTGAACTCGTGGAACCCGTTGCCGATGACCGTGTTCACGCTCGGCGGTGACTGGGACGACAACAACCAGTGCACCTCGTTCCTGTCGCTCGACGGCAACGGCGACATCCGACGCACCGAGACGCAGCCGTTCGTGTTCTGCGGAGCAGGGGTCGCCTACTCACAGTTCTCCCGTTCCGGATATCAGGGCGGCTACATCGACCACCGAGCCGTCATGCCCGCCGAAGACGGAAACGGTGCAGGCGTCGAGGCCGCCGGGGTCGGCGGGTCTCACGGCGGTTCCGGGATCGAGGCGTTCGGCGGCAACATCCGACTCCGCCACATTGCTGAGAGCAAGATCGATACAGCCCTCAAGATCGTGCTCAATACCGCAAGATGGCTGTCCACCGTCGACGCACAGTACCCGCGCTGGCCTGCTTGGCGTGTCGACGCCGGCTGGGCAAACTACGGCCAGTCTCGACCGGGAGGAACAGGCACCGCACCGGTCGGCATGAGGATGGGGTGTCTGCTGGCCCTCCCGCAATCGTTCAGCTTGGCGTCGCTCGACACCCCGGCCGGAGCGATGATCGCTGAGGCCCTCCAGACATATGGCGGCTACGTCTGCGACGGCGCCCAAGCGCAGGACGGGTTCTACCTCGGCGTCGAGTACGGCCCGCAGGGCGATGTCGAGACGACGTTCGCCGCGAAGTTCGGACACCAATTCCGGCAACGCAACGTCGACAACCCGACCGGCATCGCGCTCGACTTCTTCAACGACATGAAGACCGTCATCCAGAACCTGCATCTCGTCGCCGACAACAGCTCCACCAACATCGGCGGCTCCGGCACGCGCGTGGGGCCAATGGCACTGGCATTGCCTGGCGAGTAGCGACCGGACCTCGCTTCTTAGACCGACCATCCCAACGCTGTAGCGTCACCCGATCGGCCCCGCCGGTTCGTCTCCCACCCCTCCCGCCAGGGGATCGGTCGAGACGATCTGGCGGGGCCTTTTCGCGTTCGCCGGTATATCTGCTGGCATATCTGCACTGCCTGATTCCGCCGGTCGGCCGCGCGACGGCGTGCAACTTCGTGCAACGATATGGCGTGTCCAGCGGTGTCCGGTGGCGTAAACCACCTGCTCACGCCCACTGGTGCCAACCGAGAGCACTATGACACGGTAGGAGTCTCCCGCCGACCCTCCTCGCCCTTCGGGGTGGGGAGGGTCTTTCGTCGTTCTCAGGCGGTCATCGATGCGACGACATCGGTCGACCTCGACCTGGACCACCGGGTGTAGATCGCCGTGGTGGTCGGCGAGGAGTGCCCGAGCAGCTCCTGCACCATGCGAAGGTCGTTCCCGGATGCTTCGTAGGCAGCGGTGGCGAACCAGTGCCGGAGCTGGTGGGCCGATGCCCGGATGCCGCATTCCGTGAGGTGTCGGCGGATGGCGTGGGAGACCTGCCACGGCTCGAGACCGAACACCGACCCGTACGCCGGCCGTCGCAGCGCGCCGAGCGACGCCCGGACCAGTGGATGCACCGGCATCACCCGGTCCTTGCCGCCCTTGCCGTGCACGAGCATCATGTCGCCGTTGATGTCCTCGACGTTGAGGTGGGCGATCTCGGCGCACCGCAACCCGTCGAACGCCGCCAGGTGCAACATTGCGGTCAGCTCCGGTGACGTCGACTGCCGGAGGGCGTAGCGGAGCTCGTCGGTGCCAATCGGCCGTGGGAGCCCCGCACGGACCTTCGGACGGTCGATGCGCGCCGTCGGGTCGATGTCGACGAGGTCCTCACGGATCGCCCACCGGAAGAACGCCGAGATGTGCGAGATGTCGGTGTAGCGGGTGCGTGCCGTCACCGTCCGAGAGTCCAGCCAGGTCTCGACGTCCTCGGTCGTGACGTCGATCAGCTCGACGCCGGCGTGGGCGCTCAGGCGCCGTGCGACGCTGGTGCGCTTCTCGATGGTTCCGTCGACGAGACCGCGCCGACGCATCGATCGAGCCCACGCCACCACCGGATCCCCGCCCATGGGAGCAAGGTAGTGAACATCTGGCAGGACATCAGTCAAGACTTCCTCACGCTGCGACGGCCGCGGTGTTGGCGAACAGCTCGAGTTGGTCGATCTCCGCTGAGAAGCATCTACTTCTGAGATCGGGGTCATCCCCGTGGATCAACCACGAGACGGGCACGCCGGTGGCTGTGGCCCACTTCGTGATCGCCTTCACCGGGATGTCTGTGTGATCGTTCTCGTAGTTGCTGATGGTGCCTCGCGACGCGCCGATGATTGTCGCCATCTGCTCTGAGCCGATCCCCGCCTGACTGCGCGCCTTGCGCAGCCGATCACCCAACGTCCAAACCGGGGTGATGATGTCTGTCATGCGCCCCAGTATGCACAACGTTACGCATAACGTCAACGCTTGGGGGAACATACCCCCAGCTAGACATGCGAAATAAGATTGACTATTGACATGGCGCTGTACGTTGTGCAGTCTGTTGACATATGTCAGACCTCGTCTCCACCGCTTGGGCAGCCCAAGCACTGGGCGTGCACTCCGCAACGATCCGCCGAATGGTCGATCGTGGGCAGTTGACGCCAGCCACGAAACTGCCTGGCCTACGTGGCGGGTACATGTTCCACCAAGCGGACATCATCCGCGCCGCCACGAAGCGGGCCGCAGCGTGACCCGGCGCACCGTGATCACCGAGGGACGGCACTACGCCATCGACCTCGAGTCGGGATGCTGGAACTGGCTGCTGTCGCTGACCCGTGACGGGTACGGCCGGTCCGCCCACGGCGTGCCGGCGCACCGCCGCTCGTTCGTCGAGTCCGGCGGCGAGCTGCTCCCCGGTCAGCCGCTCGACCATCTGTGCCGGAACCGGCGCTGCGTCAACCCGGCCCACCTGGAGCCGGTCACGATCGCCGAGAACACCCGCCGCTCACTCGAAGCGCGTGGCCTCGTCGACCGTGAGACCTGCCCGCACGGTCACTCGATGGCCGACGCCTACGTGCACCCCGAGACCGGCAAACGGTCCTGCCGTGAGTGCCGCCGAGGTTGGGCCCTGAACTGGCACCACAAGAACGCCGGCCGCCCCGTCGGCACCCGTCACCTCAGCATCGTCCCGCCGATCGAAGCCGACCCGACCCCAGCCCACGGTCTCGAGCGTCCGGTGGTGGCGTCGTGATCGTCGTCCCGTGCGCGTCGGTGGTCGCGGTGTGCTGGCTGCTGGCGTGGCGGCTCAATCGGCCGAACAGATCGTCAATGAAGCATTCCCAGAAGGAGTCAACGTCATGAAGAGGTCTTTGATCGCTGCGCTCGTGCTGGCCGGGGTCGTCTGGTACGCCCCCGGCGCAGTGAGCGCCCACACACCGGTCGTCACCGGGCAGGCCGTCTGCCAGGACGACGGCACGTACCGGGTCAACTGGACAGCAACGTCGGACGTTGACCGCGACAAGGAATGGCGGCTCGACCTCGGGATCGGCCAGACGCCTTGGCAGGCCGACGAAGTCCCGTTCAAGTGGTCGACGATCTCACCGGGAACTTCGACGGTCGCGGTCGTCAACATCCGAGCCGACTTCCGCCCGGACGGCCCGACCGACGTGACCGCCAAGGGAACCGTCCCGCTCGCCGGGGACTGCGTCGCACCGACCACGACCACCCCGCCCACGACAACCCCGCCGACCACGGTCCCCGAGACCACAGTCCCGGTCACGACGACACCGATCGGTGACGTCTGCCATCTCAACGGCTCCACCGACACCATCCCCAAGGGCGGGTTCGTGTTCTACGACTCCAGCAACGACCCTCGCGCCGTCGGCACACACTCGATCAGCGGCATCCCGTGCGGACCGGCCGCGGCGACAGGCACCACGTCACCGACCGGGCCGCCACCAGACGCCGTCTCCTCTCCGGCACTTCCCGCCACCGGAGGGGAGACCGGCTGGATCGCCCTCGTCGCGCTCGTCACCCTGCTGACCGGCATCAGCGTCGTCGCGACAGTCCGGAGGGCCTGATGGGCCGCCGCTTCGAGCTCCCCGAGCCCCGCCACTCCCATGTCGGCAACGTGATCGAGCTCCGCCCCCGGATCAAACCCCGTCACCCGTCGCTACATCCGGTCCAGATCACGATGTTCGACCAGGACGACCCCGAGGTTCATGCCGCTGACCGGTGCGTCGTGCTCACCGCACTCGAAGCGCAGTCGATCGCCGGTGTGCTCCGCCACGCCCGCGGACACTGCCCAAGTCCCGGCGCGCTGGACGAGGCGCTCGAACTGCTCGCGATGGCCTCCGGTCGTATCACCCGAGGAGACGCATCGTGACCGCCGTCAAGGCCGTCGTCGGTGCCGTCGTCTCCGGGGTCGGTGTGTGGACGCTCGCTGATCTCCCGATCGTGAACCCGTTGCCGGCGATCGCCCTCGGCTGGGTGCTGCTCCTCCTCGGCCTGGCGATCCTCGCCCCGGCGCTCGTCGACCTGCTGGGGGAGCGATGACCCTCCTGCTGATCATCGCGGTCATCGTCATCGTGCCGTGGGTCGCGGTGGTCGCTCTCGTGTTGTCGGTGTTGCGTCATGCAGCGTTCGTTGGCGCCCGCATCGATGCCATCGCCACACCTCCGGCGAGCGCCAGGCCGTGCCCGCTGTGCAAGGGCGACGACATCCTCGTCGACCCGGACGGCATCTCGTTGTGTGTGGCCTGCCACTGCTCGGCCCTGCCGGCACGGTCATGAGCGACGGCATGTACCTCCTGCTCGCTGCGACGGTCGCGGTGGTGTTCGTCGTCGCTGTGTTGGCGTCGAACCCGGAGGGCCGCAACCCGCACGTGAACGCCCGCCGCCAGCGCCGCTGGTGGACCCGCGACCACGACTGAATCCGAATCAATCCACATCCAAGAAGGGGAGTGCTCATGGGAGCAACAGATACGTCACCGGCGGGCCAGTTCTCGGACTGGCTCGCTGAACACCGCTCCGGCAGTCTCGATGACGAGCTGACCGCCGCGCTGGTCGAGCTCGCCGAGAAGGTCGTGCTCGAAGGCAAGGCAGGAACGCTCACGTTGAAGCTGTCGCTGTCGGAGAAGGGCGGCGGAGTGATCGTCGCTCACGAGGTCAAGGTCACCGCCCCACGCGTGAAGACCGAAGCGTTCTACTTCCTCACCCCCGATGGCGGCCTGTCCCGCCGCGATCCGAACCAACCGCTACTGCCCGGAATGGAGACCACCCGATGAACACCGAATCCGAACCCACCGAAGTCCTCTCCGAGCTGCTCGACCTGCCGGGACTGTCGGGCACGGTCAGCGAAGCGATTGACCACGCGGTCGCCGCGCAGGACCCGATCGAGCTCGGCGACTTCGGCATCCTCGTGCGTCGCCCCGCCGGCTACGTCAACGAGATCGTCGACGCCCGCGACTGGGAATCCGAACCCAGAGAGGTCCGCCACCTCCAACCGCTCGTCGGCGTGTCCAGCTTCGCCCGGTACGTGATCGCACACCAGCTCGAACAGACCCGTGTCTATCTGACCGACGTGTACGGCTCCGGCACGAAGATGCTGACCCAGGACACCCCGGTCGCCCACGCCGTCATCGACGACCACCCGAACGGCAACCAGCCCGGCCTGCGGGGCCACCACGCCCGGCTGGTGTTCCGCCCGACCGCCGCCGCCCGCCGCTGGGGCAACGTCCTCGCCGGTCAACGACTCACCCAGGAACAGTTCCTCGAGCTGGTCGTCGACGGTGTCGCCGAGATCGCCGACCCTGACGCCTCCGTGCTCCGCGACCTGATCTCGGATCTCCACGCCATCCGCACTGCGGAGGTGCAATCGGTGATCCGCACCGGCGGTCAGGGATCGATCCAGCTCGCCGGGCATGTGAAGCTCTCAGCGGGCACAGCGAACCGGGTCGAGTTCCCCGAGACGATCACGCTGGTCCTCAACCCGTTCGCCGGGATCCCCTCCACGATCCAACTCCTCGTCCGGGTCGCACCCACCGTCGTCGAACACGCCGTCATGTTCAAACTGAACGCCCCCGGCATCGAAGACGAGCTCGCCACCGTCATCGGCGACCTCGCCGCCGAGATCGAGGCCCGCGTCGGTATCGCCCCGCTGTGGACCACCTGACCCGGCGATGACCTGGCAGCACTTCGCCGTCCCCGGGAAGCCGGGAGTGTTCCGACTGCACCGCGATGGTGTCGAGGCCGGGGACCTGGCCCTCGACCACCCGTACGCCACCGTCCTCGCCGGGCATGTCGTCGCAGCTCTGAACGACTTCGACCAGACCGTGACCGTCACCCAGCGCGACACGTTCCGGCTCCGTGGCTGGCCGTCAGCCGAGGTGTACGACGCCGAGGTGAACGCCAACCGTGCGCTCCTCGCCGGATTCCCGGCGTCGGTACGTGCCGAGCTGGCTGACGCGTACGCCCGGCACGGCTGGGTCTACCCACTCACCCCTGCCCAGATGCAGGTGTGGCAGGACGAGCTCCTCACGATCCTCGCCGACCACGAACACGGCGTCGACCCGGTCGACGATCACGGTGGGGTCGCGGCGTGAGGATCGTTGCCGGACTGTCGGTCCCCGAGCCGGGTGACGTCGTCACCATCGAGCAGGACGGCTACACCTTGAGCGGGGTCGTTGCCGCCTGGTATCCGGATCGGCAGCAGGCCAAGGTCGTGTTCAACAACAACCCGGACACCTGGTGGATGATCGACGTCACCCTCCTCGGCCAGGGCGAACTGCATGAACGGCACCGGGTCGACGACATGGAGACCGCCCGCGCCGCAGCGGACATGTCGCCGGAGGCGCTCGCCGAGGGGCAACGCAAGGTGCTGTTCGCGCTCGCCGATGCGGGCCCGAACGGGCTGATCGATCACGAGCACCGCCGGATCAACGGCCTCATCCCGACGTCGGCCGGCAAACGCCGCCTCGAGCTACGCCGCATGGGTCTCGTCGACGCAGCCGGCCGACGCCGCCCAACCGGCACCGGCAACGGCGAAGCCGAAGTGTGGAGACTCACTCCCGCCGGCTACGACACCGTCACCTCGATGCGCCGCCGAGGCGTCGCATGAACCGCCGGCCACTCGTGGTGCTGCCCGCAATCCGACTCTCCCGTGTGCAGGAGCGGCTCCGCGAGTCGGACTTCACCCACGACCAGATCAGCACGGTGATGCAAGTCATCGAGGACGAGATCGAGGTCGGCTCACGCCGAATCGGCAACGTCTGCCCCGTCGACGGGTGCCGGCGTCTGCTCGATGACAAGCGCAGCGAAGTTCGTGGAGGGAACAGCGTGTTCATGTGGCAGGAGTGCCCCGACCACGGCCACATCGACGACCACGGCGGTCTACCGCTCGCCATCGCCTTCGAGCCGTGCGTCAGTTACCCGAAAGCGGCAAGCGCATGAACCCGGACCTGTACTGCGCCAAGCGCGTCGACGACGCGCACACCCGGATCCGGTTCCCGCAGCCTGGGGTGCTGCTGAATCTGAACCATCGGGTGCACTGGCGTCGCCGTGCCGCTGTCACGAAGCAGTGGCGCACCGCCGCCTACTGGGCCGCCACCAGCCTCGGCCCACCCGACCTCAGGGCCCACGATCACCGCTACGTGCAGATGATCATCCCCGTCCCCGACCGACGCCGCCGCGACCCGTCGAACCTGATCCCGCTGCTCAAGGCAGCGATCGACGGTCTCGTCGACGCCCACATCTGGCCCGACGACACACCCGAGTTCGTCACCACCATCGAGCCGTACCTGTTCGTGCAACGCCCCACCCTCGGCGAAGCACCCACCATCGAACTCGCCCTCTACCGCCAACCACCCGCCCGCCACACCCAGGAGAACCCGTGAGTCTCGCCGACACCCTCGCCGACCAGCTCGGCCACATCCGCATCCAACGCGAGCAACTCGGCGTCCTCGAAGCCCACCTGCTCGCAGCGATCGACGTCGCCCACGACCTCGATCAGGGCACCATTTCGTCCACCGCGACCCTCCCGGGTCCTCCCCCTCACCTGGTGACGCCGGTCGCGGTGGACGAACCCGACCCAGTCCCGACCATCCACCACCCCGAAGACGACTGCGTCGACGCCGACCCTCCCGCCCCACCGGCGACGGGCAAGAAAGGATCAAAGTACGACCTCGCCCAGGTCGCCGCCATCGCTCGTGAAGCAACCGAACTCGGGATCTCGCAGCGCAAGCACGTGCACGACAAGCTGCCCGGCTGCCCATCCCCATCGATGGCGGCATTCCTCATCACGACGGCCAGGCAAGCCGGCCATGACATCCCCACCGCCAAGTCCGTACCTGCCCCGCGGTCGTCCGCCGAGGCGCAGGTCCCCGGCAAGCGCTTCGACTGCTCGACGTGTCCGCACTCGACCAGCACCGTGCGAGACATCATCCGGCACGCCCGCGCCGACCACGGCCGCGACGCCTACACCTCCGAGCGGATGCCGGTATGAACCTCCCCGCCCCGATTGAGTACGTCGGCGAGCTCGTGCGCGTCGTCCACCACGACGGCATCGATGACGCCCTGGTCGTCACGCTCCCGTCGAATGGTCCCGACATCGCTCCGCTCACGTTCGAGATTTCCCCTGACGAAGCCCGCGAGCTCATCGCCGGACTGGCGGCCCTGCTGTGACCCGCGCACAGGCTAGTGCCGGTGCGAGCCGTCCCGCGCAGCGAACCGCGACTACCAGCGCCGCCACCTCGAGGATCGAGCCGCCCTACGTGTCCGCCACCGCCGCCCGCGCTCACGTCCTCGAGCTCGCAGCCGCCGGCGTCGGCCTCAAGACCATCGCCAAGGCCGGCGGCATCCCGCACGGCACCCTGTCGAAGCTGATGTACGGCGACCGGACGAGGGGCATGACCCCATCGAAACGGATCCGCCGCTCCACCCCGACCGCATCCTCGCCGTGACCCCCGCAGCAGCCCGCGGCACCTCCCGAGTCGACGCCACCACCACGAAAGCCCTGCTCGCAGAGATGATCGACGCGGGTGTCCCGAAGGTGCGGATCGCCGCCGAGCTCGGCTCCGCGGCACCCGGCCTACAGATCGGCCGCCGCCAACTCGTGAACGCAGCGACAGCGGCCGCGGTGGCCGCGTTGCACGCCCGGTGGACGACAGGGGAGTGGGTCCCGGTGCGCCGCGACCGTTACGGCAACATCACACCCTGCCCACCACCGCCCGCGCCGGCCAAGCCAACGGCAGACATCTCGGACCTGCTCCTCGATCTCGCCGAAGCAGTCGAGACCCGCAACGACCAGGCCGACTGGCGCCAGTCCGCCGCCTGCCGCAACCGGCCCTCCTACCTGTGGTTCCCCACCCGCGGTGACAACCAGACCCGAGACGCAGGACTGAAGATCTGCGCAGCGTGCATCGTTCGCGACGCCTGCCGCGCAGCGAACTTCGACCAACCCGAAGGCACCTACGGCGGACTCACCGCCAGTGCCCGCCGCGCAGCGCGCCGCATCGAGGTCACCGCAGCATGAAACCCCGCCCGATCACTGACGCCGACGAGTACTACTACGGCGCCATGAACCCGTACCGCATGACGATCTCCGGCCCTGGCGAGACCGAGATGGACATCGCCCCGTGCCCTGCCCTCATCACCGACGACGAGGCAGGCATCGCGGTGCGTGTCGCGTGGGAACTCGACGAGATCGAACTCGCCCATCTCGCCCAAGGCGGCACGCTCTGGCTGACCTCCTGGGGAGGACTCCCGATCCACGAGCTGCACGTCCAACCACCGCACGGCAGCGTGACCCAATGACCGCCCTGCTCACGGTCAGCCACCCCGACGGGTCCGTTGCTGCGCATCGCATCGCCGAGCTCACCGACGCTGATCGTGCGATCGTCGGCCCGATCACCGAGGCGTTCATGGCCGCCCACGACCTCACCCCGGTCGAGCTGCTCATCGGGCTGTCCGATCACGTCACCGACCAGGCCGCCTACGAACGGGTCTGCGCCCGCAAGGGGCTGCTCGCTCTGTGACGTACGACGTTCGTCCGGTGTTGGTAGTGCATGGTGTCGAAGCGCGCTCGGTGGCGGATTGCCCATTTCGGGTGTCGTCGCCCGAGGGCGTTGCGTGGTGTCGCGAGTTCGCCCGGGTGCAGGCCGGTGACCTCGCATCGAGGCTGATAGCCAAAGCAGAGGCAGATGATCGCATCGAGGCGACGTTCGGCCCCGAGGCGCGGCCCGCACCCGACCCAATCCAAGTCGCCACCAGGTCGCTGCTCGATGCCTGGATCGAAGCTTTCAAGTTTG